ACTATGCCAAAAACCCTCACCAAGCGTGGGGGTTTCTGCATTTAACCCCTAAGGTCACCACATGGCGACAACAGACAGCGCAACCCCAACCAACAAAGGCTTATGGGAATGCCCCACCTGCACAGCCACCTACACATCACCGCTATCGGCAGCGATGTGTAGCGAAGATGACCAAGCAGAAGATGCACGCACACGCGAATGGTTCGCCAAACACCGCGAACAACGCAACAAGCTAGGCGTAGGCCAGTGAAGCTTCATTGATACGTGACACAAACTCACGCGCAGCTGTTGCCTTAGACGACGGAACATCAGCAATCAACATGCGACCATCAGCCAACGTCACATTAATATACGACTTCGACTGATCCTTCTTCCAAACGCCACCCACAATAGCCCCAACAGGTCCAGCAATAACCAACCCGGCAGCAACACGGCCAATAGTGGTTTGCATAGCCGGAGCATCACCAGCCTCAAACTCTGCTTCACAACCAGCAATCGGATACTTCTTCACCAGTTTCCCGTCATTCCACATCAACTTCCCATTAGTGATGTAAAGCTGACCGATACGCCCGTTGAACTTCATGTGCAACTTAGCTTGCTCAAACACAACAACCCCCACAATTCATTGAGGATAGAAAACCCACCCCCTACACAGAGGGTACAGAGCATGAGCAACCCAAGGCAAGCAAACGGAAACCGCCGACGCAAACTCACCACCCGAGTCAAAGCCGAAGAACCCAACTGCGCCCTATGCGGAAAACCCATAGACCAGACACTCCAGCATCTCCACCCCATGGCCGGAGTAATAGACGAAGACATACCAGTCTCAAGAGGCGGCTCACCCTACGAACGAAACAACTGCCACCACATGCACCGATCATGTAACAGATGGAAATCAACACTCACATTGGCAGAAGCAAAAAACAAACTAAACAGCACTAACCAACCAACACCCCCAACACAAACACTCGGAAGTTGGTAGGGGCACACCCCCTCCCCACCTAGGTTTGGCACTCCCGGGGGCATAGTGCCAATTTCTCCCCGTTATTTTTTCCACACGCTTGTAGGAGGTGTTCATTATGGCTAGTCCTAAGTTGAGGGCTGTTCAGCCTGGTGATGTTCCTGTGAAGCCTCGTATTTTGACTGTTCTTGAGGCTGCGGAGTCTGGTAGTCGTCGTGATGAGTTGGTGGCGATGCGGCGTCGTATTGCTCAGGCTTTGGATGATCCGAATACGTCGGCTCGTGATTTGGCTGCTTTGTCTCGTCGGCAGATTGAGATTTCTAAGGAGATTACGGTTATTGATACTCAGGCTGATCGTGATGCGGAGAGTGTCGAGGTAGGGGATGCTGAGTTCGACGCGAAAGCTATCTGATGTTGCTCGTCATGTGGTGATTCCTGATGGGATTGTTACGACGGCTTGGCCTCGGGTTGAGGCTCAGTGTGCGGAGATGGGTGTCTCTTTTGATGCGTGGCAGGTTGGTTCTGGGAAGGTAATTCTTGGTAAACGTGCTGATGGTGTCTATGCGGCGACTGTTGGCGGGGTTGTGTTGTCGATTCCGCGTCAGGTTGGTAAGACGTTCCTGGTTGGAATGATCATTATTGCGTTGTGTATTTTGCATCCGAATTTGACGGTTTTGTGGACTGCTCACCGGACGCGCACTGCTACTAAGACGTTTACGACGTTGCAGGGTTATGTTCGTCGGAAGAAGATTGCTCCTTATTTGAAGGTGTCGCGTTCGAATGGTATTCGTGCGACTAATGGTGAGCAGGAAATCGCTTTTGCTAATGGTTCGGTCATTATGTTTGGTGCTCGTGAGCAGGGCTTTGGTCGTGGTTTTGATGCTGTCGATATTGAAGTGTTTGATGAGGCTCAAATTCTGACTGAGAAGGCACTTGAGGATATGGTTCCGGCTGCGAACCAGTCGCGTCATGAATCTGGAGCGTTGCTTTTTTTCATGGGCACACCGCCGAGACCTTCTGATCCGGGTGAAGAGTTCACTAACCGACGTAAGAAGGCTCTCTCTGGTGAGAAGTCGAACATGGTTTATATCGAGTTTTCAGCTGATCTTGATGCTGGGCTTGATGATCGTAAACAGTGGTTGAAAGCTAACCCGTCTTATCCTGAGAGAACTTCAGATGAGGCTTTTGAACGTATGCGTGAGAATCTGACTGATGATGAGTCGTTTCGGCGTGAAGCGTTAGGTATTTGGTCTGAGGTTACTTCTGGGACATCACGGTTCATTGACGAAGATGAATGGACTCGTACAGGGGTTGTTGAAGCGCCTGATGGTTTGGCTTCGTTTGGTGTGGCTTTCAGCTATGACGGTTTACAAGTCGCGGTGGCTGGTGCCCGTAGGCATGATGATGGTGTTTTCACGGAACTTATTGATTCATTGACTGGTGTGATGCCGTCCAGCTTGGGAGATTTGGCTGACTGGTTGGCTGAGCGTAAGGACACAGCGGCGGAGTTCGCTATTTCTGGTGCTGCGGGGGCTACGACTCTTGCTGAGTTGTTGGAAGCTCGTGGTGTGCCGAAGAAGCAGGTGCATGTTTTCAATGCAGCTGAATATTTTGCTGCATGTTCTGGTTTTGCTGACGGTATCGGTGGCGGAACGGTTACACATTCACAGGTTGATGGGCAGAAGATGCTCGATGATGCGGTTGCTGTTTGTGATCGTAAATTCCGTGGCAATTCTGGCGCGTGGGGTTGGCGTTCGACTTCTCCTGAAATCAGTGAGGTGCCTTTAGAGGCGGCAAGCGTAGCGGTTCGTGCTGCGTTTACTAGTAAGAGAAATCCCGGACGAAAAGCAAAGGTGGTGGTCATGTAATGGCTTCTGTAGTTACTTCCGCCCGGATTCCGGGCTTATCTGATGAGCACAATGAAGAATTGCGTTCACTTCTTGATCAGTTGATTTATCGTGGCTCTCGTAATCGTTTGCGTCGTAAGTATTACGACTACAAGGCAACTTTGAAGGACCTTGGTATTTCGATTCCGCCACAGTTGCGTTCGATTGAGACTGTTCTTGGTTGGCCTGCTAAGGGTGTTGATGCTTTGACGCGTCGCACGGTTCTGAATGGGTTTCGGACTGGGGATGGGATTCCTGTCGAAATGGGTCTTCCTGAACTGTGGGAGGCGAATCGTTTAGATTCTGAACTTCCGCAGGCTTTCACTTCTTGTGCAGTTTCGGCTCCGGCGTTCTTGTTTGTTACTGCTGGTGACGGCATGCCCCTGGTTTCGGCTAAGGGTGCCGAGTATGCGACTGGTATTTGGGATAATCGTCGCCGTTCTCTTTCGTCGGCTTTGTCTGTCGTTGACGTTGTTGATGGTGTGCCGGTCGAAATGAACATGTACCTGCCTGATTTGACGATCATGATGCGGTACGAGAACCGTACATGGCAGTTGACTTCTGTCCCGCACCGTTTCGGTGTTCCTGTTGAGCCTCTGGCTTATCGGCCCACACTGGAACGCCCGTTTGGTTCTTCACGTATTACTCCGGCAGCAATGGCGCTAACAGATTCCGCTGTCCGGTCGATGGTTCGCTCCGAAGTCTCTGCTGAGTTTTTCTCTGCCCCACAACGCTACGTATTGGGTGCTTCTGAGGATGCATTTGAGGATAAAGACGGTAACCAAATACCTGCTTGGTCCTCGATTGTTGGCCGCATGTTGGCGATGAACCGTGATGAGAATGGTGACATGCCTCAAGTAGGGCAGTTTGCTCAACAGTCGATGGAGCCACACCTGGCTCAAATTCGTCAGTTGGCGTCTCTGTTTGCGGCTGAAATGTCGATGACTCCTCGCTCGTTTGGAATCATGCAGGACAATCCGGAATCTGCTGACGCTATTCAGGCCGCTAAAGAGGACTTGGTCATGGATGCTAAGGCTTGGCAGCGTGACTTGTCTCCGGCTTTGAAGCGCACTGTGATTACTGCGATGCGGATGATGGATGACTCTGCATCTGCTAACGCCGAGTATTCAAAGATTCGCCCGCACTGGATGAACCCTGCAACACCGTCTGTAGTTTCTTCTGCTGATGCTTTCTCAAAGATTGTCGCTACTGTGCCTTCGTTGGCTTCGACTCGTGGCGGTCTGGAAATGCTGGGGTTTGATGAGGCGATGATTGATGAGCAGATGTCTGCCCAGCAGCGTGCTCAGGGCATGTCAGTTTTGCAGGCTTTGTCGGGTCAGTAATGACTACTCGGGATGATTTGAACCTTTATTCGACGGCGGTATCTAAAGTTGTTGGATTAGCAAAGGCAGACTTAGACAAGTTTTGGCAGTCGCTTGATTTATCAAATCCACTGGCTGTTCGTGATGCTTTGTTGGAGTTTGTTCCTGCGCTTGTTCGTGAGTATGGCGATGTTGCGGCGGCTGCGGCGGCTGACTGGTATGAAGAGCTTCGTTCTGGCGTTATTGCCGGAAATTACAGGGCCGTGACTGGCGGTGTAGTCGATGTTCCGCAGGTTGAGGCTTCTGTCCGTTATGCAGCGGGTCATTTGTTTACTGGCAGTCCTGAACAGGCGTTGAGTGTGATCAATGGTTCGGTACAACGGTTTGTTCAGTATTCGGGGCGTGAAACGATTGCGCGGAATGTGTCGCGGGATAGGTCTAAGCCTCGCTATGCGCGGGTTCCGCAAGGGCGAACTACTTGCGCGTTTTGCTCACTGTTGGCTTCTAGAGGGTTTGTTTACCACTCGAAGAAGAAGGCTGCCCTGGGTAAAGACGGTAACAAGTATCACGATGACTGTGACTGTCAGATAGTCCCTTCGTGGGATGAGTCGCCTTATATCGAGGGTTACGACCCTGACGAGCTTTATGGCCAGTACCAGGCGGCTAGAGAGTCTGCTGACGGCACAACTGCACGCTCGATAACTAAAGCGATGCGTCGTGAATTTCCTGAATCCTACACTGACGGCGTAGAAACGTCTAACTAATCTTCCGCATACGCGGATAGAGCCATACCTGAACGGTGTGGCTTTTTTGTACCCACAAACGCGACTGTTTTGGGTTATTCGGCGCGAAGCCGGAAAGGAAGCAAAGCAATGGGAAACAAAGGAGAACCCGATGAGGGAACACCTATTGAAGGAACCCCTAACGAGGGCACCCCACCAATTTCAAATGATGCGAAGTCTGACGAAAAACTTGGGGAATCTGGCCTCGCGGCGCTGAAAGCTGAACGTAAGCGTGCAGCTGATGCTGAACGTGACAAGCGTGCACTAGAGGCACGTCTGAAAGAGCTTGAAGACCGTGACAAGTCGGAAGCTGACAAGCTTCGTGAATCTCTTACGGATGCTCAAACGCGTTTAGCGGACTTTGAAAAGCGCGAACAGATCGATCAGTGGAAGCGAGAAGTCGCTGAAACTGCCGAGCTTTCGACCGAAGTTGCTGCCGCTTTGAAGGGTTCCACTCTCGAAGAGTTGACCGAACACGCTGAGCTTCTGAAAACCCTCGCCCCATCAGCACAGGCAAAGGCTGGCCCTTATGTGCCGAATGAGGGCAAACAACCAACTGGCTCGATGAATACGAAAGCCCAAACTTTCGCTGAACTCATCGCGCCTCAACTCAATTAGGAAGGATTCCGCTCATGGCTGGAATTGATCTAAACCGCACCTCTGGTGTGACGCTCCCCAAGGAGCTTTCTCAGGACATTTGGGCTGATGCTACCGAGGCATCTTCTGTAATGTCACTTTCGCGTCAGATTTCACTTCCCGGCAGCGGTGTAACCGTTCCGGTAATCACTGGTGACGCACAGGCCGGATGGGTTTCTGAGACGGACGAGGCACCTGCCTCGAACGCAACTTTGGATTCGAAGGACGTAACTCCCTACAAGCTCGAACTGATTGAGCTTTTCTCAGACGAGTTCGCCCGAGACCTGCCTGCTGTATACGATGAGCTTGCTCGTCGTCTGCCTGCTGCTATTGCTGCCAAGTTCGATTCAACCGTTTTCGGTTCGACCGCACCTGGTAGCAACTTCGACGTTCTTGGTGGTGCTACTGCTGTAAAGCTTGCACCTCACGCCACGGATGTAAAGAAGGGTAGCTACGCTGGCCTCGTTGAGGCTTACCAGACTGTCGCTGACAACAACGGCGCTCTTAATGGCTGGGCACTTTCCAGCCAGGCCAAGGGTCTGTTGCTTGGACAGGTAGACACCACTGGTCGCCCCCTCATTGCTGACACCATTGCTGGCGGTTCTGGTGTTCAGACCCTCCTTGGTGAGCAGGTCGCTTACTCGAAGGGTGTCTACACTGCTGGAACTCCTGCAACCATCGGGTTCGCTGGTGACTGGAACGCGGCAGTGTATGGCCTCGTTGAGGGCATCAAGGTTCGCATCACCACTGATGCAACCATCAAGGTTGGTTCCACTCAGATCAACCTGTTCCAGCGTGGAATGTTCGGCGTGAAGGTTTCAGCTGAAATTGGTTTCCGCGTTCGCAACGTAAACCGTTTCGTGAAGCTTACGGACGCTGCACGCGTCTAGTACGCAACCAGGTGGGGAGGGGCTTCGGCCTCTCTCCACCTACTCCACTTGATTTGAAAAGGGTGAAAGTATGACCGTTTATGCAACTGTTGAAGATTTACAGTCAGGATGGCGTGATCTTTCCCCCGAGGAAATAACTACAGCGACGGAGCTTCTTGCTCGTGCGTCTCGTAAATGCCGTGCAGAGGTTCCGTCAATTGATGCACGAATTGCAAATACCAAGCTAGAGGCAGAGCTTGTTGGCGACATTGTTTGTGACATGGTGAAGCGTGCAATGTCTAGCGTAGATGCCGGATTGACTCAGGTTTCAGAGACCGCTGGTCCTTTTACCCAGTCTCGAACTTTTTCTAACCCGTCTGGCGATTTGTATCTGACGAAGGCTGAGAAACGTCAGCTTGTAGGCCGTAATGCTTTCTCAATTACTTTGGCCGGTGAGTGATGCAGATCACGGTGCATCGTAAGGCCGAATCTGACGGTGTTGACGAGCAGGGCAACCCTAACGTTACGACTTCAATGCATGTTCTTGACGGTTTCCGGTTTGCTCCTGGTACTCCTGCTGAGACTCCAGATCGTGTGGATATTTCTGGGCAATTGTTTGGTCCAGCCGGTGCCGATGTTCTTGGTACAGACATGATTGAGTTCGGCGGGGAGCTGTACTCGGTTCATGGGCAACCAGAGCAGTGGGTTTCAGGTTTCAATTCGAGGCTTTCGGGTTGCCGTATTTCTGTGAAACGGGGTGCATAATGGCGAAGAGCTTTCGTCAGAAGAAGAGCTTGAATCAGATTGCCCAGTCAGCTCAGTTGCAGGCTTTGATGATGCCTTTTGGTGAGCGTGTTTTATCCGCTGCAAAGAATGACCCGAATAAGTATTACGTTTCGTTATTGCAGTTGCATACGAACGTGACAAAGCCAAAGAAGGCCACGAATGTGCGCCGTGTGACCATCGTTGTAGGTGCGCGTCGAGATGCCCGCAATACAGGGGTACAGGTTGAGGCTAAGCGGGGTACGCTTGCCCGAGCTTTGGGGGTTTTATGAAACCATTACTGGTTCGATTCCCTATCGTTACTGGCTCTCTGGTAGCGAAGTTGAAGGCTGCATTAGGAGCTGACTCTTCGCCGCTTGCTTCTGGTGTGAAGGTAGCTGGAAAGCTTCCTAAAGCGTCTGAACGCACAACCAAGATGGTGTGCTTCCGAGATGACTCTGGTACATCACAGGTTCTTGGTGTTCGCCGTTTTGGTGTGAACGTATATGCAGCTAACTCGGTCGATGCTGAAAAGCTTGCCCTGATATGTATGTCTGCCTTGTCGCAGTGTGCAGACGGAAACCCGATCACTTCTGTTTCAGACTTTTTCGGCCCTGTCGAGGTTGAGTTGGACGAAACCAATCCCATCACCGTCGGTAACGTCGACCTTTCTCACTTTTATTTCAACTGCACTGTGACCGTTCGCGGTACTGCGCTCTAGTTTCGGTTCCGGCTCGCGGCACCGATTTCAATACCCTGCTTCTCCCGGCAGGAACCAACCCTAAGGAGAATCATGGGTAAAACCGCTGATGAAGTCCGCGTTGCCGTCGACGGACTAGTTGCAATTGGTGCAACAACTCTTACGGCTCCTACTAGTGCCTCTTCAAATCTGCCTACTGGCTGGACTGATCTTGGTTTCATTTCAGAAGATGGTGTGACTGAGAGTCTTACTCAAGATACTCAGAAGCTGAAGGCTTGGCAGAACGGCCAAACTGTACGCACCATCGTTACTGACGGTGAAGCCATGTTTAAGTTTGTGTTGCTGCAAACAAGCAAGGACACCATTGCCATGTACTACGGGGGAACCGTTGGTGATGACGGAAGTATTGTCTCCAACCCAACCGCTGAGCGTCCTCGTCACGCATTCGTGCTGGACGTTATTGACGGTGACTCTCGCATTCGTAAGTACATCCCCCAGGGGCAGGTTACCGAAGTGGGAGACCTTGTTTACAAGGGAACTGAGGCAGTTGGTTACGAAGTAACTATCACTGCTCACCACTCTGACGCTATTAGCGGTTCGGTAAAGCACATGTACGCAGATCTGGCTACTCCTGCTCCATAGCCACAAGTTTGGGGGGTAGTTGCCGGGAGACTTCTACCCCCCAATTCTTCTCTCGTTCTCCCTCTCTCTCGAAAGGAATAGGCGAATGCCTGCATATCAATCAGCACCAAAATTTAGTTTCACAATCGATGACAAGCCATATGTTCTAAATGGAATCGGCGTTGGTCAACTTGAACAGATGGCCGCGCTTGAAAACCTCCCGAAACAAGAAGTGCTGTCAACACTTTTGTCAATGTTTGAAAAGCATTCAGACAAGCGAACCCGTGACGCTGTAGCTTCACTTGATCAGACTGCTTTGATGCAACTGTTCAAAGATTGGACAGGTGGTGACCTGGGGGAATCGCGGGGCTTGCCCGAATCTACAGAGATTACCGGCGAGCAATAACTTACGACTGCCGGACCCTACTCGGGTGTGGCATTGATGACATGACCCTCGGCGAACTTGCCGGGAACATCCAATATTTAGCCCGTGATCCACGTTCTTGGCTTCATGCCGAATATGTGGGTTGGTCTAAACCTGTCTCGCTCGAATGGGCTGCACTTGCAGACCTTATTGACGTGCAGATGATTTCGAAATCTAAGAGGCGACCAAAACCATACGAACGACCTTGGAACACCGACAAACGCATCGGTGGGAAGAAAAACGTTCGTAGGTCTGCCGTTGAGGTCCTTGCGCTGCTACGCCCTACTAAGGAGGAATGATGGCTGATTCTTTTTATCAGGCCTATGTGGAGATTCTTCCTGACTTCTCGAAGATGTATTCAGAGGTACGTCAGGGCGTAGCTAACGCAGTTTCAAAAGCTTCGGGCGGCGCTGGTGAACAGCTTGGTGAAGATTTAGGTAAAGAAGCTTCTAGTGGATTTACAAAGAATTTCGCTATTGGTGGCGCGATTGCAGGTGTTTTTTCAGCGGTCACATCGAATGTGATTTCGGACATTCAGCAATTAGCTGGTGAGGCTGTTACGGCTTCTGATGCTACGACGAAGTTCGCTAAGACTCTTTCATTTGCAGGTGTTGACGATAAGCAGATTGCGTCTTTGCAGAAGTCGACTCGTAAATATGCGGATGCGACTGTTTATGATCTGGCTACGATTCAGAACACGACCGCTCAATTGGCGGCTAATGCTGTTCCTAACTATGACAAGTTGGTTGAGGCTGCCGGTAACTTGAACGCGGTGGCTGGCGGAAATGCTGATACTTTCAGCTCTGTTGGAATGGTTCTTACCCAGACTGCTGGGGCTGGGAAGTTGACTACTGAGAACTGGAATCAGCTCGCTAACGCTATTCCTGGTGCTTCTGGCAAGGTCCAAGAAGCATTGGAGAAGAACGGCGCATTTACGGGTAATTTCCGTGAAGCTATGGAGAAGGGTCAGATTAGTTCTGAAGAGTTCAACACGGCTCTGATGCAGTTGGGTAATGATCCTGTTGCTGTTGAGGCCGCTAAGTCAACCGAGACTTTCGAGGGTGCCCTTGGCAGCTTGCAGGCAACCTTTGTTGGAGTTTTCTCAGATGCTCTAAATTCCGTGAAACCGGCTTTGACAGATTTAATTACTGGCATTGGTGGCATGATTTCTTGGATTGTTGATAACCAGTGGGTGATTGCTGGAATTGCTGCCGTGATTCTCACTGTGTTAGCACCCTCAATTTGGGCTGCAGTAACTGCAACTTGGGCATGGACTGTCGCATTACTCGCTAATCCACTTACGTGGATTGCTTTAGCTATTGGCGCTGTCGTTGGTGCTTTGGTGTGGTTCTTCACCCAGACGGAGCTTGGTAAGCAAATCTGGGAAAACGCGATGAAAGCTATCGGCCTGGCAATGACATGGCTCTGGGAAACGATTATTCAGCCTGTGATTGGCGCGATTGCTGCCGTGTGGACTTGGCTTTACGAAAACGTTATAAAGCATGTCATAGCTGGAATCATCATGTACTTCCAAATGTGGGGCGCAATTTTCTCGTGGCTTTGGGAAAACATTATTTCTCCGTTCTTCAACTGGCTTGGTCAAGCATTGCCAGTAGTCGGGGAGGTATTTGCCAACGTATTTGGCGGCATTGGTGATTTTGTTCGTGGGATCTTTGAAGGAATTGTAAACGGGGTCAAGGGAGCCATAAACATGGTGATAGATCTTGTAAACGGTGCAATTGACGGACTCAACGGTATTGGCGAAGCGATCCGTAATGCCACTGGTGGAGCTGTTGATATTCAAATTGGCAAGATTCCACGTCTTGCTCAGGGTGGCATCGTCCAAAAACAACCTGGTGGAATACTCGCCAACATCGGTGAAGGCCGTTACGACGAGGCTGTAATTCCTCTCAGTCCGAAAAATCTTGATGCTCTGCGCGGCAACAGCGGCCCTTCTGGCTTGAAGCAAGAAATAACGATCAACAGCAATGCGACGGATACGACTGCTGCTTCTCTTGAGTTTGCTCGAGCAATGCGTTTTGGTCTTGAAGGCGAGATGGGTATCTGATGACGTATGAGGTAACTATTGCGGGTAAAACTTTTTATGGTTCTGCTCATGTGTCTAATCATTGGTGGCTTGGTGCTGGTCTTGTGGGCTGGTATGACGGTGTTGCTAACCGTATTGAGGCTGTAGATGTTCCTGGTCAGCATGGATCGTTTACGCCTCAGCAGGTGCTTCTTTCTGGCCGTCACATGACTTTTGAGTGTGCGATTGAGTTTGAGTCTGCTGAGGTGGCCGAATCTTCCGGCGTTGATTGGCTCACTGCACTTTCCGCTATGGAGGGGTTTGACTTTGCGGTAACTGATGCAGGATCAACAAAGTCTGCTCGATGCTGGATTGAGCCTGGTCAGGTTGTTCTGTCGAAGCGTATATCTGAGAAGGTTTGGAAGTATTCAATTCCTTTGTTTGCTCCTGACCCGTTGAAGTATGGCGAGTTGGAGACCGTTCGTAAGGGTGCTTCTTATGTGGTTTCTGGCGGTTTACAGTATGCGTTGCAATATCCGTTGACATATGGCGATGTCGCTGCTGCGGCTTTGTCTGGTTATGTTCAGCTATTCAATTCAGGTACAGCTGATGTATATCCGATGTGGCGTGTGGGTGGCCCTATAACTTTGGGTTTCCAAATTCTTTCTGATGATTATGTTGTCCGGTTTGACCGGGCACTTTTGGTTAATGAGGAAGTGTATTTGGGGCCTGAGGCTGGCGGTCGCGCTTTATTGCGTGACGAGTCGGGCGCAATTACTGACGTATCTGTTTCGCTCACTCAAGCTAATTGGGCTTCTGTACCTAAACAGGGTCAGCGTGGTTTTATTTTCTCTCCCATCGGTGTTGCTACCGGTGGTTCTTTCGTTGAAGCAACAATTCGGGATGGATGGTTCTAATGGCTGTAACAGTTGAAAACGGTTTGGGTACAGCGTCTGCTACAGCCGGTAACCGTGTAGATCAGGTTGGGCATCGTCGTGCTCAAGCTTTTTTTGTTCAAAATAGTGCCGGTGTTGCTGTTCCTGGCGTTTTGGGGGCTAATACTTTAACTGGGTATGCATCTCAGATGAAGTACAAGATTGCTGCTACTGGTTTTGTGCTTACTCGTTCGCCGGATACTGGGGCAGTAATTTTGCCCATTCCTACTGCTATTGATGTGCCTACGACTGCAGCTCCTACAGCTAACCCTCGTATTGACATTATTTATGTCAAGCAACCTCTTGAGGAGCTGTCTGAGTCTGGTAAAGCTTTTATTGAGGTGGCGAATGGAACTCCTGCTGCTTCTCCAACTCCGCCGACTCTTCCAGCTGGTGCTTTAGAGATTGGCCGTCACTTGGTGAAGGTTGGTGATGCTGGAACAGCTACTTCTGAGGGTTTCACTAACCTTGCTCCTGATGTGTCGTTACAAACCATGATCACTGTTTTGCAGTCTCGTGCAACGACTGTCGAGTCTCGTGCAACAGCTCTAGAAGCGGCGGTGACGGCGTTGACTGCTCGTGTTGCTGCGCTTGAGGCTTTGCCACGTGCTTATGTACAAACTACGGAACCTTCTGGTGCTCGCAACCTTGACTTCTGGATCAATGCCTAATCATGGGTTGGTTTGTTGCTGAACTTCGTACGGGGAATGTTGTTGTCCGTTCGTTGCCGGTTAAGTCTGGGGCAGTCAATCCAGTCTTGAACAAGGCGGGGTCTATTTCGGCAACGGTAAAGCTCCCTATGGCTGTGAGCCTTGGAGGGTTCAACACTGCTATTGATGTGTCTTTGCTCACTCCTGGACGTTACGTGTTGGGGTTGGAACAAAATGGTGTCATTTTGGATGCTGGACCTATTTGGCAGCATGATTATGACCTTGATAAGCGAGAGCTGAAACTTACTGGCGCAGGTGTCCGTTCATATTTTGAGGGCCGTTTTGTTTTGCCTGTAGGCACTTCTGATGCTTATGGGGCTAACTCGACGTTTACTGGCTTGTCTCTTCGGACAATTGCTAAACGTGTATTGCAGCAAGCGCAGGCATGGACTGCGGGGTCTATTCCGCTGGTGTTTGAAAGCGATGTGGCAGGTTCTTCAGAGCGCACATATCTTGGTGAAGATTTGCAGATTGTTGATGAAGTTCTTGCAAAGCTGTCTGGTGTTGACGGTGGCCCCGATATTGATTTCAGGCCAGTGTTTATCAATAACGGTTCGCAGATTCAATGGCAGGTCGTTACTGGTAGCCCTGAGCTGAAA